GCTTACGGCTTGTTCTTCGCTCATTACGTAACCTCGTTATTGTTTTTCAGCGGTTTCAAGTTGGGTTAATATTTGACGCACAATGTCCGCCCGGCCCTCTCGGATACCAGCCTCAAACTGAGTAGCAGCCGGTGTGACCGTTGGACGTAACAACGTAATAGAAATAAGCCGATTTAAAACATACTGTCCAGCATCGGTACGAAAACACTCGTGAAACTGACTTGCAATTTCGCGACCTTTGACCACGTTCGCATCAATTTGCGTAACCCCTTCAATATCAAGCGCAGCCCACCCTGTTTTATTTTTTAGGGCTTCAATCATGCTACGGGTGGTGCTTGTGTTTGCGCGGCGGCTTGAGCTGCAGCCTGTGCTACTTGCTCGCGTTCTGCTGCATTTCTAAGTAAATTACCGTCAATACCTAGTTTTTTACCAATATAAGCGGGTAGATCTTCCAGTTTAGTGCCCATGCCTAGAATTTCCGGTCCTAGCGCCGCTACTGTTTGTAAATATTGATTTATAGATACTAAATCGTCCTGATCTTGTGCTCTTGCAAGCGGGGAAGTGTGTTTAATGGTGACTTCTTTTCCATCGATTCGAATATCAGGAATTTTACCGGCGCGTTTTAAAATACTAACGGAGCGTTTTATAACTCGTTCTACAAACTCGGTTTGCATGCGACCAAACGCACTTCCGGAATCTTGCACTAATTCCTGATTACGCATAGCCATTTCGGTAGCGCTTCGTACCGGCGAGTCCATTTCTCCAAAGGGTTCAGCAAATAAAGCCTTATTAATACGTGTTCTTAGATCATCCAGAATAAGCGTTGCAAACTGCACATCACCGCTTCTAGGTAACGGACGTAGAGTAGGGTTACTGTTATCGTTAGATCCTACCGGAATAATAGCGCCGGGGCTTAATCGAATGTTATATGGATTTATGACACCATCGTCGGCAGCGGTATAAATACCTGCTATGGCTAACGCAGCGTTTTTAAGTTCGTATTCGACAACTTTATTGGCGGTTTTAATATCCGGCAGGACTTGCATTATTCGGCCTCTGCCTAATACTTCGCCCGGAACCACGTATTCACGAAATACAATCCATGGAGATACGTCGTAATCTTGCCCGAAAATATAATGCTTTGTTGATTCTTCAATGACGCATTGATGGTAGTAACCGCGCTCAGGTATATAAATTGTGCCCTCTATCAGCGTGCATTTGTCATCGGGGTGCTCGTTGGCCTTTTTTTTCATCGATTGCGACAAATCAGAGCCCGGCCATAATCGATCAACATGCCGAGCCGGTACTTTATGCTCACGCCATACCGTTTCAATAGTGCCCCACGGACCCGCTTCGGGATAAATCTCGGCTAAAGGCGCGGCATGAAATTCCAGGCTGCTATCTCTGCCCTCGGATTGTTCTAAACACAACACGCCAGTAGATACCGCTAAGTCTAAAAACGCTTCGTGAGTTTGTGTGGCAAAATTAGAGTGATTTATATGGTCAAATATTATATCGGTTAGACTGTCTAATTCTCTTTGTATTTGCTCGTGTTCTTTTTTTGGTATTTCGCTGCCGGGCACTAATAAACTCCAATTGCGCCACGGCGGAATTAAGGTCGCTTGTAACCGACTCGCAAACTTTTGCGTGCCCACTACCGCTGTACTATCAAAAATTTCTTCGTTTTTCTTTTGACCACGAGAAAAATGGGTCATGGTGTTACGTTGTGGTAACGCGTATTCATAACACTCTCGTAAATGAGTTTGCCACGTAGAACGCTGTTTTTTGGCTACGTGAAACCGTTTAATTATATCTTCTGAGGTTCCAAGCTCGCTGGGTTTAGTATATTTCATCCGCCTAGCGTCTCACTTTGCACGCCCAGTTCAGAACCTGACAGCAAACTTCTTCTGCCGTATTTTCTTGGATTTTTTATTCGTTTCTTGCGTTCTTCTGTAGTAGTTGTATTTGCTTCACGTTGCTCCATTTGCGCCTTAAGCCCGTCGTCAAGTGTTTTCTGGATTTCGGCTAACTGCATGTTGTATCGCGCTGTTAATTCTGCTGTACGAGAATCCAAATTAACATTTTGTGATACAGATGGCGACGACATTTGCGGTTGCATCGGTCTTGGTGCTGCGGCTTGTGGTGTTGGTTTAGGTTTAGGTGTTACCGCCGGTTTAGGCGCAGGCTTAGGCTGTATGGCTTGAAACGTTTCTTCTGGCATACTGCCTACGAACTGATAACCGCCTGTGTCACCACCTTGGAATTCGTATAACTCTCGACCTACCCGAACCTCTGTTTGTCCGGGGACAGGCGTATTGCCCATTTGACCCACAGAACCAAACGAGGGTAAACCTTTTACCCGGTCTGGATCAAAACGAGTAGAGCCGCCACCGCCAAACATGCCCATATAACATACGTACCACTCATTTTTTTGTTGTATTTTTTCTTCGTCTTCAAACTTCAGTTGAGACTCAATCATTATCCAACCTCCTAAGATATTTATACAATTGTCGTGGTGTTAACACCCACCATGCACGAATTCCTAATACCGCTTTAATTTGTTCGACGCAAGACCACGGGACAATCATTATGGGCACGCGCCAGCGGTACGTATCGATATGATTGAATTTTACTTTGCATAAGCTAATCACTTCCATATTTGCAAGAATCTTCGGTAGATCCGATTCCTTAGAGTAAGGTAGCGTTTTAATTTGGGTATACGCCGCTCGTGGGTGCACCATAATCCAATGCTTACCATTCCATTTAAGGGCCAGCGTATGTCTGAAATTTTTATCAATAAATCGACTCCACCAGGCCGGTGCTGCACGTTTGCAAAAAGCCACGATGAAATAAGATTTAGAATACATTCCATTGCTGATCCGCTTCGATAACTTGTGTAGGCGCCGCTTGTTTTCTGCGAAATAACGCCCGGCCTTCTCCGGCGCCCAACATTAAATATTGCGCCGCGTCCGCTACGTGCGAATACATATTCTTATCGGGTTTATCGTGAAAACGATCATCGCCTGACACTTGCACGCGTTTGTAACAATAGCCCCCGCCCATAGCTTTTCTAAGCATGCTGCATTTTGGTGAAATTAATAACCCTGGATCGCCGTCCACTAATCGAGACAAAGGCTGTGCTACCGCTTCTCTGCGTAGCGTAAAATCATTTGACGGCGCTGGACGTGCGTTGATTTCGGCTTTTCGCAATATTTGAAACGGTGTTCTTTCGTCTGTTTGTGCCCNTTGATCGCCCGCCGGATCGCCCCATACTTCAAAATCACAATTAGGAAACCTTGCAAATTCGTTTTTTAACATTTCAGCAAAACGCACCGCTCCCGTATCTTCGGTAACCAATTCGTGTATGAATCTCCATCGGCCTTTCACATCACGTTGCCCAAAGACTGCAGCGGGCGTTAATCCAAAATCAATCCCGACCACAATAGTTCGGCCATCAATTGCGTCAAGATTTTGCTGCGATACGTGCATATGATCTTTAAATTCTGGGAAAACGGGACGCCCCTCTGAGATAAAACCATATTCGCCGTCAACATACACTTTGGACCACTCGCTATCTTTGCCGGCGGCCAGACGTTCGTAATAGCCAGAAGGTAGATTCTCTACATTTTCCGCGGCAATAGCGCGACCCGACGGCTGTTTAAAAAGTTTAAAACCTTTGGGCTGCATTTCTTCGAAGATTCGATACCACCAGTGATCCGAATCGGGTGGGTTTGTATCCATAATTACGCCAAACCACGTAGGCCCGCCTTCTCGTTTACTTGGAAATCTACCGACACGACCCTGCAACATATCGATAATAGCGCGAGGCACTTCCCGTGCTTCATTGACCCACGCCCCGGTTAATTCCAACGACAACAGTTTTTTAGTGTCTTGGGGTCGATCCAAAGCGCGAAATAATATTTCCGCCTCTACGTCTGCAAACTTTACGCGGTGTGTCATATCTTGCGAGATAAAGTTTCCAATATGGCTAAACCAATCCAGCCACGTTTTGACGGTAGTATCGGCCAACTCTCGGTAGGTATTACGCACAATCACCCAACGTGAGCGCCTTACACCGTCTGACGATGGCGCTTGTTCTTGAAGTCTTTTAAAAATCTCCCAGCAGCAGGCCGTACTTTTACCCGAACCCACCGGCCCCATAACCCCACGCACAAATTCTGTACTTTGATGAAATTGCCATAATGTCGGAGACGACACATAGCGGATTTCAATTTTCTCAGGTGCTTTCAAGGCGGTTAACTCTCTTTTGTTGGCCCGACCATAATGAATTGCACGCCTTGTGGCGTAGACACTTCTCTTTTTTCAATCAGCAGGCCATGGAGTTTGGCTTTACCCATACTTGCGGATACGGCTGCGGATGGATTGTTGGCCTCCATTGCTAACCGTCTCGAATCTTCAAGCTCATAGGTTATTGAATCAACGGTGGTATGATGCCGTGCCAGCATTTCTCCGCGAAGCTCTGCAATTCTGCTAGCGACCCCAGGACTTGTGGATAGCCTATGCGCTTCGACTTTGATCGATTCAGCAGACATTTGTTCGGCATCGTAGGACTGTGAATAGGCGTCAGACAGTTTGCCGGATAACTCGATGACCTTTTGGCAAAAATTTTCTTGTTTAATCGTTAGCTGTTTATCGGTCATGGTTCACATTTTTTAGTGTCGTATTCGGTCTTATCTTCAATCGTTGTGTCGTAAGCCGCTTTTATCCAGTTCGAATCTTTTGTAAAGCGAATTAATCGATCTAACTGCTCTTGAATTTCGTCCTGCAACTCTGTTTCTTTTTTTTCCATAATTAATCTGTAAATCGGTAATTAGCGGTCGCATTCAACGTTATAAAAAGGCTGCCTTCTTTGATGATTGCACCCCGCGTGATTGAAAGGGTATCGATTTGCTCGTCATTGGCATAGATCTTCGCTTTTTCCAACGAATCTAAAACGCATTTAAAAAGGTTGTCGAGATCCCTTTTGCGCCGATCGGGTGGGTTGGCCACGATTGACATGGCAAGACGAGTATCTGCTTTGAATCCGCGCAGGTTTGCGGTA